GAATTGTTTGCTAATTCGTTTATCGGTGCAATTAACTTAATTATTGACGGCATGAATTTGATAAACCCGTTTACTGATATTGGCAAGTTGCCGACAATCAACTTGGGTCGTATTGGTGGCGGTGGCGGTGCGACTAGCGGTGGGCAGGCTCGAGAGGGTGGCACCGGCAGTATTACACCTAGTTTGCCGACTATGCCTAGTTTGCCCCCAGCGATCATTGGCGGTGGCTCAGGTGGTGGCGGTAGTCGAGTCGGCGGCGGCGGCGGTGGCGGTATTGGTAGCCCTAACGATTTAGTGACCATACAAGGCGCTTTAACAACGTCAGGCAACGCTGAGCGCATCGCAGCGCGTGGTAGCGGTGGCGTGACAATAAACGTGACTGGCGGTATGTCAACTAGCGCCGAGATTGGGCAAAGCGTATTAAACAGTTTGCTGGCCTACCAGCGCACTAACGGGCCACTCGACTTACAGATTGCGTCGTAATGGCAGGTACAGCCGTTGTTGCTAGTGGCAACTATGACTTAGAGATTGACACAGGGTTTATACAAGACGCATTTTTGCTTGATGACTTAACCGCTGGCGTACTTAACAACACCGAGTATGTGCTTGACGGTACGACAGATTTTGCGAGTGTGCTTGACGGCGTTAACAGCATCACGGTTAAGCGTGGGCGACGCGATCAGGGCGACCAATTTAGCGCTGGCACTATGTCGTTTACGATGCTTGACACGGCAGGTATTTTTAACCCGTTTGATACGCAGTCGCCGTACTACGACACACCGCAAGCGCAACCGGGTCTTGCACCTATGCGTCGAGTGCGTTTGTCGCGTTACAGTTCGCTGAACGTTAAAGAATATTTGTTTGTTGGCGTGATCGTTAACTATGACTACAACTTTGCGTTAGGCGGTCTTGACACCGTGACCGTGTTTTGTGCAGACGATTTCTATCTTTTAGCGCAAACATATTTAGACGAATTTAACGTCAGCGAGCAGTTGTCTAGCGCTCGAGTCACGGCGGTACTTGATCGGCCTGAGGTTGCGTTCCCAACATTGACGCGTGACATTGCTACAGGCACACAGACGCTTGGCGGTGCAGCGGCGTTTACAATTCCGCAAGGCACAAACGTGCTTGGCTATTTGTCTGACGTAAACGAGGCTGAACAAGGTCGCCTGTTTATGTCGCGTGACGGCGATCTAGTTTTTGACGCTCGACTAGGCACAACGCTGACACCGTCGGTAGCAGACTTTCATGACGACGGTACAGAAATACCGTATAACGGCGTAGGCATAACTTTTGAAGCCGATCAGGTAACTAACCGTGCAGTCGTACAAATACTTGGCAGTAACAATCCGCAGGTCGCTGACGACGCTGGCAGTCAAACAAAATATTTTGTGCAGACCTACAGCATCACTAACAGCCTTTTACATAACGACAGCGCCGCACTTGACTTGGCGGTCTATTTGCTTGACCCTGAACCCGAGGCACGATACACGTCACTAGCCACGTCGTTTGCTTTGTTGACTAGTGCGCAGCGTGACACGGTGGCTGTAATTGACATTGGCGACACGATCACGATTGAAAAATCATTTGTGTCAGGAGTAACAACAACTGAACTTGCACAAGAACTGGCAGTCGAGGGCATTGAAATGACGATTAGCGTCAATACCGGGCATAGCGTCACTTATTACACGTCGCCAACAACGATCGTTTATGAACTGATACTTGACGACCCAACGTTTGGTATCATCAACGCGGACAACGCTCTAGGGTAAAGTAGGCAATTATGGGTGCAAACGCGCAGACAGCAGTACCAGCATTTACAGCCGGCCAAGTTTTGACCGCTCAACAACAAACCGAAATAAATACGGGCATACCAGTATTTGCTACAACGGTTACGCGTGATGCGGCGTTTGGTGGCGCAAGTGAAAAGGTGCTTGCTGAGGGTCAGTTTGCTTATATTGAGGCGACTAATACAACGCAATATTATGACGGTGCGTCGTGGCTTGCGGTTGCTGGCGCGAAATTAGGTCAAGTTGTTAACACAGTTAAAACCGATACTTTTTCTAGCAGTTCAACTAGTTATGTTGATATAACAGGTTTAAGTTTAAGTATTACGCCTACTTCGGCTTCAAGCACAATTTTGATTTTTGCAGTTGTAAATGGTGCTGGCGTATCAGGAGTAGCTGACGCAACGGTTCAACTTTTGCGAAATAGCACCGCTATTGGCAACGGTGCGACTGCTGGTAGTCGTTCGGTAGGTTTTGGCCAATTAGGTGCAAGTTCCTCCAATATGTTTCCGGGTGCAATAACATTTTTAGATAGCCCAGCAACTACAAGCGCAACAACTTATAAAATTCAGGCAAAATTACAAACAGGCGTAGGTACTTTTAATATAAATAGAGGTGCTACGGACACAGATAACGCAGGATTTGCACGAGTGTCTTCTCAGATAACAGCAATTGAGGTTTTGCCATGACCGATTACGCAGCAGTTTTAAACGCCAATTATGCAGGCAAAGAGTGGACATTAAACGGCGACGAATACTCAGGTTTAGTTTGGCTTAGCGCTGGCACAAAACCTACACAAGCACAACTAGACGCACAATGGCCACAAGTTGCATACAACCAGCAAGTTGCGCAAGTTGAGTCAACACGTCGCACACAATACGAAGCACAGTCGGACGGCATATTTTTTGAATGGCAACGCGGCACAAACACTAAAGAAGCGTGGGAAGCAGCGGTGCAAGCCGTCAAAGACGCAAACCCATATCCGCCTGCCCCGTAGTAATGCGATGCGTTACGGATTGTTTGCGCTAATACTTATGCTTAGCGCTTGCGAAAGTACTCGCGACAACACGATCACCGTTAAATCACGGGTCAAAAACATGACGTTAGATAACTGCAACGTGCCTGACCGATGCGGCATAACACCGTGACTCGACACAGATACACCGCTGACGAATTGCACGCACGCATGATCGTTACTGTAGGCGTATTGCTAGCCATAGTTTTTAGCACAATAGTTTTAGGCATGACGTACGGCCTGTTGTTTGTGTCGCAACCTGAAAAACAAGCACCGAACGACGCAGCGTTTATAGATCTAATGTCAACCATTGTCGTGTTTTTAACTGGCACATTGTCAGGCATTGTTGCGTCTAACGGCATAAAAAAACCTACTAAATAACAATGGCTAATCGCGCTTACATAGTTACGCAACAGCCAGTCGTAAAGTCTGCGTTGGCTGGCACAGCGGAGTGGGCGCGACTCGCGTGCAAACACAGCGACGGCGCGTTGTGGAATAACGGCACATTCGTGCACCGTGATATTCGCAACAGACCCGGCACGATCAGCAACCATGCTCGAGGGCTGGCAATGGACTTGTCGTACCGCTGGCTTAACCAAAAGAAGCTTGGCAAAGCAGACGGCCGCAAAGCGTCACTAGCGTTTATTGTCAAGTGTTTAGAGAACGCAGACCACTTGGGCATACAACTTGTGATTGACTACGCAATGCAACGGTCATGGAAATGCGACCGGGGCACATGGCAACCGCTACCAAGTGTCGAGCAAGGCGACTGGTATCACATAGAGATTGACCCGCACGTTGCCAATGACCCGATCATCGCAAAACAGCGCTGGCAAGCCGTTTTCGGGGTATCACCGACAGAGGCAACAAAACCTGTTTAGGCTGGTCACCTACCGAGAAAGTAGGTCACTATGACACTCATCAGCAAAATTGCAATATCGCTATTTATTAGCGTCACGTCAATATTTATTTTGACACCGCCGCCTGCCCCAACAGCCGACGATCTAGCAGTCAGACAACCCGAGGTATTTGAGGGTTACGGCCGACCAGTTGACATACCTAGCACTACTAGCACCGTGCCTGTAACTACGCCTATAACGCAACCTGACGCGTGTCAGACCGTGTTTGACATGGCTCGACACGTCGGCTGGGCTGAACAAGACCTGACGCAACTGGTCGCAATTGCTTATCGCGAGAGCCGATGCAACCCTGCAGCGTTTAACCCAACCGACCCAAACGGCGGCTCAGCCGGGGTAATGCAAATTAACTACTTTTGGTGCAAACCGTCGTCGTACTACGCAAACGGCTACTTGCAGGCTTACGGCCTATTACGCACCTGCGACGACCTGTTTGACTTAGAGGACAATTTGCGTAGCGCGTTAGCAATTTTTAGATACTCAAACGGCTGGCGTGCATGGTCACTTTAAAACACCTGTTTTTGGCAACCGTCTTGACGGCGTACACCTACCTGATAATGTCAGTCACCAACAAACGAAAGGCAAGAGATGACCGAGAACATCGACCCGAGAACTGACCCACAATTTCAGGCGCTTAAACACGTCATGGAGCAGATCACACAAAACAAAGTGCCGATACGTCAGCCTTGGGAATTGGCAGCGCGTAGCACGTTACGAGCAATCCAGCACGAGATTGACGACCGCAACGTTTTAGACGACGCTGAACTGATTGACGTACTAAACCAAACACGTATTGAGATTAAATATTTGTTGAGCATCATTACCGATCTTGACGAGCGCGTCAAAGAACGTGACGCAGAGGTAAGCCGACTCGAGAGGTGGGCGCACCGTGCTAACTAAACACGAACGACACCGTATGCGTGTCGCAATGGTTGAGAGTCAAGCCAGCGCAAACGCTAAATGGACACCGCAACAACAAATGCAGGTAGATAACGCGATACGCAAAATGGCGCGTATGTTGCCACGCTTTACAGCCGATCAGGTTTGGTACGAGTTAGGCGCGTCATTCCCGGTCACTAAAGGCATGACCGCTCGACTACTGGTAGCGCAACGTAATGGCGTTATAAAAAACACGGGCGAGATTACGTTTGCTGAGCGTGGCGGCGAACACGATCACGCGCAACGCCTAACAATATGGCAATCGTTATGACATATCTAAATGAGCAAGTTGACGGTTTAAACGGTTTTACAGATCAAAACGATTTTGAACCGTATGCAAAACGTACAAACAATTTTGTATTTAGCGTCTTTCCAAGTCGCAGTACGCATCGTTGTCAAGTAAAAGAATTTAAAAATGATTGGTTAGAAATTGTGGCATGGTTGCTTAAAACAAATACTCAAACTGGTGCAACAGAAGTATTTCCAATTACACAATTTGGCTCACATAAATGGGTTGATGTAACTAGTTATCATGGCCCAAATTTGCGAAAGTCTCAGGTGCATTGGTGAGCGGATTTAACCTTGACAACTACGTTGACGTACCTACACGTTTAGGCATGGCACTAAAAAAATATCCTGATCTACGCATACAAGAAACGCACCGCGAGATTATAGAGATGCCTGACAAGTCATGTTTTATACGTTGCACCGTGACCGTGTGGCGTGACCAAGCTGACCCGATACCTGCAGTTGCGTCAGCGTGCGAGATATATCCGGGTCGTACGCCGTACACAAAGATGAGCGAAAACGAGGTTGGGTTTACATCGGCGTTGGGTCGAGCGCTTGGCTACATGGGCTTTGGCATAAACAAAAGCATTGCATCGCGCGACGAAGTGCAGGCAGCGCAAAGCAGGCAACCTACAGGCCGTCTAGCGCCAGTTGTACCTATGCACGACGTAGAAATGCCATTCCCTGACGCACCCGTGCAAGAGTACGCAACGCCTAAACAGTTAGGCATGATGCGCGCGCTGGCAAACGGGCAAAACATTGCGCAAGACAAACTTAAAGAGTATTGCAGCAACGTGCTTGGCCGTCAGATAAACACAACAGGCGATTTAACTAAACGTGATGTCAGTCGAGTGATTGACGCGCTAAAACTAGGTGAGCCACAATGAGCGACGTTGAGCAACTTAAGCAGATAATGCAGGCGTTTACGATCGTGCAGGCAATGACCGATTTCTTAGGCAAAGATGATGTAGAAAAGCATTTGCGTTGGGCAGCCAAAAACTATGCCGAACGTATCTATAGGCAAAGCAACAAAGACAAGTAGAAAACTAATTACGGGCATGACCCGCACGAGTGCAATCGTGTGAGGTAACACACGGAGAGCGTGGGTCGGTGACGCGCGTGGTAACACGTGGTCAAGCAAATGCGTTAAAGAGTTAGGGTGTCGAGTGAAGGCAGACGACGGGGGGCTTAGCGCACTAGGTCTCACATCACAACAAAGATTGACATACCACAAACAAACAACAGACATAAGGTTGACAACATGGTTAACGTAAACAAACTGAGAGCAAGTCGCTTGCGACGCGCTAGTGCATTATGAGCAGAGCACACGACCACGCCGACTACCAGCGCAACCGCCCAGTCGTACTACGCGAACAGCCAACCTGCACCGTCTGCAATCGGCAGCCCTCGACACAAGTTGACCACATCATTCCAGTAGATGCAGGTGGCGGCCATGAGTTAGAAAACTTACGCGGCATATGCTTTAAATGCAACAACACATTGGGTCATCGCTACGTCACACAACGAAACGAAATGCGACAAACAATACGAGCAGAAGCCATGCGACAAAACGGAATACGCGAAACACACAAACCGTTTTTTACTGAAAAAAAATTATTCAC